CAACCGTCCGGGCATAACTGTTTCCGTTGTACGATCAACGTTGCCAAGTTTGAAGGGCTCAGTTTTGCGAGACTTTATGGAGGTGGTTACATACCTGAAAATTTACGAACGTAAGAATTACAACAAAACCGAACTTGTCTACACTTTCAACAACGGCAGCATTATTGAATTTTTCGCAGCCGTCAACGAACAAAAACTCAGAGGTCCAAAACGTAACATTCTTTTTGTCAACGAGGCAAACGAATTGCATTATATCGAGTTTCAGCAACTCCAAATGCGAACCACTGAGTTTGCAATCGTGGATTACAACCCGAGTTTCAGCGACGACCATTGGCTATGCGCTTTAAATCGAGAGGAGAAAACCTACCACTTTATAACCACATACAAGGATAACCCTTTTTTGGAGCAGCGCGTTATCGACGAAATCGAGAGCCTAAAATGGAAAAATCCGAGTTTATGGCAGATTTACGGATTAGGTAAACAGGCAGTAATCGAAGGATTGATTTTCCCCGAAATCAACATTGTGGATTCTATCCCGGCATACGTGAAAGAAATTTGCTATGTAGGAATGGATTTTGGATATACCAACGACCCAACGGCGATTGTAAAAATCTATATCAACGGCGACCAACTCTATATCGACGAAATTTGTTATAAGACCAAGATGGGCACCGGCGAGATTATCGACGTGTTAAAAGAGAATTGCAAAAATGATAAAATCATTTCCGAGAGTGCCGACCCGCGTTTGGTTGATGAAATTTACAACGCAGGATTAAATATTTTCCCAGTCCGAAAATACGCGGGCAGCATTGAGGCAGGTTTGCTTAAAATGCAAGAGTACAAAATATTTATCTCGAAACGGTCGGTTAACGTGATTAAGGAGTTTAAGAACTACACATATTCTCGGGATAAAGAGGGCAAATGGTTAAACACTCCAATCGACGCGTTCAACCACAGCATTGACGCAATCAGATATGTAATTTTGGAGGTGGTACTCGGCAAAGGCAATCCGCAATCTGCAAACGATGTTTTGGATTTGCTTTTTTCGTATTGATTTTGTTTATTTGCGATATAATTTATATCAAACATTCTAACATTAAGATTATGAATTACAACGAACTTACAACATTGATAAACACCGGCGAGGACGGCGCTATTATTGCAGAACTCAAAAACAACCGTTTAACAGTTCAGCCCGACGTGGCAGAGAGCCGCCGACAAATCAACCCCGAACGGCACAAGGTAATGGACACAACCTACCGACCCGATAAGGAGATTATGGTACGAGGCAAAAACGGAGAAGTCGAACGCAGATACACAGAGCCGGTCGGACGTTCGCCCCTTGCATTGCAAAGCCTGATTGTCAAACGCGCGGTGGCGTTTCTCTTTGGCAATCCCGTAAAACTCACAGCCGACAGCAACGAGACAGACTACACCGACGTACTCTCAGCCGTTAAACGTGTTTTTGCAGATGTAAAAATCAACCCCATTAACAGAGAGGTTGCACGAATCCTTATGACTTACCGCGAAGTTGCCGAGTATTGGTACATTCAGCAGGACGAGGAGGCCGCCGACCGATACGGTTTTAAATCTGAAAACAAAATGCGAGTTTCGGTTTTCTCAGCCGAAAACGGCGACACTTTATACCCATTCTTTGACGATAACAAAGATATGGTTGCATTTTCGCGCGAGTATTCAGTAAAGAAAGCCGATAAAGTAACAACATACTTTGAAACCTACACAAAGGATTTTATTTACAAGTGGGTAACATCAGACGGCAACACCGCACCGTCAGAGGGTTATCCGAAAGCAAACCCGCTCGGCAAAATACCGATTGTTTACGCATATCAGCCAAAAACAGAATGGCAAGACGTGCAAACCCTGATTGAACGGTTGGAACTGTTATTGTCTAATTTTGCCGATACCAACGATTACCACGCGTCACCGAAAATCTTTTGTCAAGGCAAAATCAACGGTTTTTCAAAGAAAGCCGAGCAAGGCACAATCTTACAAGGCGACCCCGGCTCAACGGTTCAATATCTAACATGGAGCCAGGCACCGGAATCCGTAAGGCTCGAAATTGAAACCTTGCTAAAAATGATTTACACCATAAGTCAAACCCCTGATATTAGTTTCGATAACGTCAAGGGTATTGGCGCAATCAGTGGCACGGCATTGCGGTTGCTCTTTATGGATTCACACCTGAAAGTACAGGAAAAGGCAGAAATATTTGAAATGTACTTACAACGCCGCGTTAATATCGTTTTGGCGTTTCTCTCAAAAATGAATTTGCAAGATTCCGACTTTACGCAGAAATGCAAGGAAATTATTATTACGCCGGAGATTCAGCCCTATATGATTGAGGACGACACCACCAAAATCGCCAACATCGCAGCGGCTAAGGCGGCAAACATTATCAGCCCTGAAACAGGTGTTTCTCGTCTCAATTGGGTAAAGGACGTTAACGAGGAACTGGACAAAATCAATTCAGACCGTGCCGCCGAAAGCGTTACAGACTTAATGACACCGATGGAGTAATGCCGATAAATGTATCATATCGTAGTAAGATTTCGGGCGGGGTTAAACTTGATGATATTTTCAAAGATTTAACCACCGTTTCAAATCGTATTGTGTCAAGGATAATCGGTTGTTTGCAACTTGCTTGTTTTGAGACGGTCAAGATAGCACGAAGTCTGCCACAACCGCCAGCAATTCATAGAGACATACCGCACCAACCGAACTACATCGACGATAGCGGGTTGTTACGTGAATCAATCGGTTTCGTTATTTACGACCACGGGCTGCTCGTTATGTCCAACTTTCAAGGCAGAGGCGCGGAACTCGGTTTGCAGGTTGCCAACGACGCTGCCGCACCTTTCAAAAATGAAATTTGCGCTATTGTGGTTGCCGGTGCCGACTATGCCGCCGCCGTAGAAAGTAGAGGTTACGACGTAATTACAGGCAGCACACGGCAATTAATGGATATTTTCAAATCGAAAATCAGGGAGGTATTTGGATAATGAATAAGGACGAACGCCGCATATTTATACAACGTTTAGACCGACTTTTAAAAAAAATGAAAGGTCTATTTGCTGATACCTATATCAAAGCAATTGAGGAACTCAAAGGCGCAATCCGCAGCGGTGTAAAATTTGAGTGGAAAGACTATGTGTCGCAAACGGCACAGATTGAAAAAATGCTTGATATTCTCGCAGGCAAAACGGAACTAATCATTGCCGACGGTCTTAATCATTCATACCAAAGCGGCATTAACGCAGCGGTTAATCGTATCAATCAACGATACGAGGAAATCAACGCAAAATATAAAAAACGCAGAGAGTTAAACCAAATTCAAAAACAAGCCACGCAAACAATCCGCGCGGACGTTGCCAAATCCAACGAGGGCAAGAACCTGAAATTATCCAGCCGAGTTTGGTCGTTGCAAGACCAAGCAAAGGCCGAAATCCAAATACTTGTTAACAATGCTATTGCAGAGGGTAAGGGTGCAAAGGATATGAGAAACTATGTTTTGAAATATCTTAACAATCCAAAACTTTTTACAATGTACGTCCGCAACAAAGAGACCGGCGAACTTGAATTGTCAGAGACGGCAAAGAAAATGCACCCCGGGCGCGGTGTTTACCGGGACCCACTCAAAAACGCGGAGCGACTTTTAAGAACTGAGATGTTGGCAGCATATCGACGCGCCGAGATTGAAGCCTACCAACGAACCCCCCTCGTTATTGGTTATGAGATAAAGACAAGCGGCAACCATACCACAATGAAGATGGGCAAGCCCGTGCCGCTCAAAGATATTTGCGACCGCCTTGCAGGGCGTTATCCAAAGTCCTTTATGTGGACAGGGTGGCATCCTAACTGCCGCTGTATCTTAATCCCAATTACCGTTCCCGACGACCAACTGAAAGATTTTTTCAATGCGCAGGACGAGGGCAGGGCAGAGGAATGGAGCGCACAACACGGAGTGCAATTTCCGCCGCAGATAAAAACGTGGTTTGAGGATAACGGCAAACGTATTTATGCCGTTGCCGGTAATCCGCAAAGGTCATTGCCACAATGGATCGAGGATAATAAACAGGATTTGAATATTACCACCGAACCAAAATTAAAAGTTGATAAATCAACTATATTGTCTACATTCTATCCTGAGAAAGGCACAGCAAAAGAAAAAGCGAC